CAACTGCAACCCCAATGCCTTCAGGTGTTATCAAGAACACCGGTGCAGATTTAAGCAAAGAAGAAGTAGACGGCATATTAGCCGCATGGAAGTCGGCACGATCACAGCGCGCAACAGCCTATCTGACAAGCACTTTAGATTACGTGCCGACTAGTTTTAGCCCTAAGGACATGGGCTACGTTGATCTAATACAAAATATGAGTACGCAAGTAGCACGTTTAATGAATGTACCTGCATATTACATAAGCGCAGATATGAATAACAGCCTTACGTATTCTAACGTTCAAGATGAGCGTAGGCAGTTTGTTTCTCTATCTCTAGCGCCTTACTTGCATGCCATTGAAGGCCGACTAAGTATGAATGACATTACAGCATCAACTAACATTGTTAAGTTTGATGTAGAGGATGCTTTCTTAGCAGTAAATGCAATAGAAAGATTAACTGTAATTGAGAAACTGTTATCACTTGGTTTAATTACAGTAGAACAAGCCATGGAAATGGAAAACCTATCACCGAATGGAAACGAAAATGCACCTAACATTTACTAGCGATTTAGAATGCTCAATTAGTGAGCGCACCATCTCTGGCAAAATTGTGCCGTTTGATGGTGAGATTGGGCAGACATCTGCTGGCAAGGTTGTATTTGAAAAAGGATCTATTGAGATTCCAGATAGCCCTAAGCCAAAACTTTTGCTTGAGCATGATGCAAAGAAGCCAATTGGCCGCATGGTGTCTTACAGAGAAGATGAAGACGGCATGTATGCCACATTTAAAATTAGCAACACGACACGCGGAACAGATGCATTAATTGAAGCATCTGAGCAACTACGTAGCGGCCTATCAGTTGGCGTTGAAGTCATTGATGGCAAGCGCGAAAATGGCGTATATCGTGTACTAAAAAGCAAGATGGAAGAAACAAGTCTTGTTCAAGCTGCTGCGTTTAAAAGCGCGGAAGTTTTGAGCGTTGCTGCATCTGAAGATGATGCTGCAAAAGAAATAACAACCCAAAACGAAAGCGAGGCCGTTGTGGAAGACACAACAAACGCCGTAGCCGTTGCGCCTGAGGTTGAAGCCCCTGCGGTGGAAGCTTCGCGCCCAACAGTTACAGCACCAATTTATGCCAAGCCACGTTTAGAGTTTACCAAGGCTAAGTACCTTGAAAACACTCTACGTGCAAAGTTCCTTGGCGATGAAGATGCAGCGATGTATGTTCGCGCTGCCGATAACGAAACAACTACTGCGCCTGGCATGGTTCCAACACGTCAGCTAACAGAGGTTATTAACCCATTATCAAATGCAGACCGCCCTTACGTTGATGCAATTTCAAGAGGCACACTACCTGATGCAGGTATGACATTTGAGATTCCAAAAATTACAGCAGTACCAACTGTTGACCAGATTGATGAGAATCAGGCAATTGCAGATTCACAATTAACCGCTTCATATCTCAGCGTATCTGTCAAGCCTTTCAAAGGTCGCGCAATTACTACTGTTGAGCTTATTGATCGTTCAAGCCCTGTTTTCTTTGATGAGCTTGTACGTCAAATGGAGTTTGCTTATGCAAAAGAAACTGATGGCTTTGTCCAACAGGGTCTTGCATCAGGTGGCGTTCTAAACGCAACTGCAACAACTGAAGACAAAGACGGATTGCTTACCTTTATCTCAACAGCAGCAGCAGCAATCTATAAGGGAACACTAGGCTTTGCACGTAATCTTGTCGTATCTCCAGAACAATGGGCAAAGATTATGTCTTACAATGATGGTGGCCGCCCAATTTACATTGCAGCTAACCCACAGAATGCTGGCGGAGCAATTTCACCAGATTCAGTACGTGGAACAGTTGCAGGTCTAAGCCTTTATGTAGACCGCTTAAACACCGGAACTGGTAATACTGGTCTAGGTGATTATTCAATGGTTGCAATCAATCCAGATGCGTATCAATGGTTTGAATCACCACGCTTCCAGCTACGCACTAACGTAAACAGCGATGGAACAATTGACTTGCTGTACTACGGATATGGTGCATTAGCTACCAAGGTTGGCGCTGGTGCAAACTGGTTCAACAAGTCCTGATCTAACTAACTAGATCGTAGAGTTACCCCGGCGCACAGCCCTTGCGCCGGGGCTAACATTAGAAAGGAAAGACAATGCCTGCAACATACGTAACTGAAGCGGAACTTCGTTCTGCCCTTGGCATTGGTGCTTTATACAGCTCAGCAGTAGTGGAAGAATGCTGCCAAGCAGCAGAAAACGTTGTAAAAAGCAAATTGTGGTTTAATACAGTTTCGGTAGTTGCTACAGAATTAACCGACAATTTAGCGACACTTTACACAAACGTACCGCATCAATTTAGCATCGGGCAGACAGTTACAGTTACGCACAGCGGTGCGACATTTAATGGATCACAAACGATAACCGATACAGGCTCATACACAATTACTTTTGCGCTAGTAGCAGCAGATCAAATTAAGTTTCAGTTACAACCTTTTGGGTCAGTTACAGGTGCAAACACATTTCATAATTACGCTACATTGCCTGAAGTTAACCTAGCTTCTCTTATGATTGCTGTTGACATTTGGCAGGCTCGCCAAGCTTCAAATGCTGGGGGCATCTCACCAGACTTTCAACCTTCGCCGTATCGCATGGGCAATACTCTAATGGCACGTGTTCGCGGTTTACTTGCGGATCACTTAGCGCCGGGCGGTCAAGTAGGATAATGTCAGCAATCTCTACCCTACGAGGAACAATCGCAACCGCGCTAACTGATGATACGGCGTGGCAGGTGTTTTCCTTCCCACCTGCCACACCGCTTGCTAATAGCATCGTGGTACAGCCTGGCGATCCCTATATTGAGCCAAGCAATGACCATTACAAAGCAATCAAGCCTAAGGTCAACTTTAAGCTTATAGTGTTAACCCCTATGTTTGATAACCAAGGCAACCTAATTAACATTGAAGATTATTACCTGAATATAGTAAATAAGCTGGAAGCATCATCAATTGCGTATACAATTGGTACTTTCAGCGCACCAGCGGTCTTAACCGGAACAGCAGGAGATCTGTTGTCCGGTGAAGTATCAATCAGCGTTCTATCCGATTGGAGCTAAAACATGGCTGATGTAGACAAAGAACGCGAGGCTTTCCTTGCCAAAATTGGCCAAGTAGAGCTAAGCGAAAAAGCACCAAAACCAACAACTAAGAAAGATGAGGAATAGCAATGGCTGTTTTTCTTAATAACAAAGTTGGTCTTAAGATTAACGCTGTTGATCTGAGCGACCACGTAACAAGCGTTACACTTAATCAGGCAGCAGATGAGCTTGAAGTTACCGCTATGGGCGATACAGCTCACAAGTTTGTAAAAGGCTTGGAATCTGGAACGCTAACTGTTTCATTCTTGAATGACACAGCATCAGCAAACGTAATGGCAACTCTTCGCGCAGCATTTGGCACAACTGTTGCCGTAAAAATGCTTCAGGAGAAACTAACTGCTGTCGGTGCAACCAATCCGCTTTACACCTTTGATATTTTGGTCAATAACCTGACCCCAATCAATGGTGGCGTTGGCGATATTGGAACACAGGACATCACCTTTACGCTAAACTCTGTTGTAACGATAGCCGACACCGGCACGTTCTAATTTAACAAAGGGGCAAAAATGGCAAGTCTTAAAGTTGTAAGGGCAGATGGCACGGAAAGTATCCACGAGATAACACCTGCTGTTGAATATGCTTTTGAGCAATATGCTAAGAAAGGCTTTTACAAGGCTTTCAGAGAAGATCAAAAGCAGAGCGATATTTATTGGCTTGCTTGGGAATGTCTGCGTAGAGCAGATGCTCCAGAGGTTTATCCATTTGGGGATAAGTTTCTAAGCACTTTAAAGGCTGTTGAAGTTCTTGGTGATGATTCCCCAAATGGCTAACGCGTGATTCCTATACGTACAGAATAGCCCAGCTAGCTGTACATACAGGGATTGCGCCTAGTGAGTTTATTAATATGGATAGCAGTATGTTAAGAGCTATACAAGAAGTGCTAAAGAAACAGGCGGAAGATAGGAATCATGCCAGTAGAGGTAGAAGGTCTAGAAGGGTTTAGGAAAGCCCTGAAAGAATTAGCACCTAATATAGCCAAGGAAATGAACAATCAGATCAAGGCTCAATTAAGTCCTATTGTTCAAGATGCTAGAGCTAAAGTGCCTGCGTTTGTTTTTGGCCCACCAAACAATTGGTCAAACAATCCCGGTAGCGGTTTTCCAGAATATAACCCATCGCTCATTAGAGCTGGGCTTGTTTATTCTATGGCTGGTCAAAAGAAAACCAAAGGTGGCTTTAAGTCTATGATTAGCCTACTGAACAAAAACGCTGCCGGCGCAATTATTGAAACAGCAGGCAGAACTAATCAATACGGCAGACCTACAAGCCACATGGTACCTATTGGTATATATGGTCGCACAATGCGTGTCAAGACCACTAAAGATAGTCAGAGCAATAATCCAGATGCAGGCAATATGATGATTAATAGGCTAGATGCTCACGTTGGAGAATTAAAGAATTACAAAGCAAGCAACCCTAAAACCCGTGGTCGTTTACTTTATGCAGCTTATGCAGAAAACCAAGGCAAAGCGGTTGCAGCTATTATGAATGCTATAAACAAAGCAAGGGAAGATTTTAACAGGCAATCTGTGCTTTATGATTACAAGAAGGTGGCTTAATGAGTACTAACATTGTTGTTCGCATCATTGGCGAACTTAAAGATGCTGGATTTATCAAAGCTGAAAAACGATCATCTGCATTAGAAAAAAAGTTTGATAAATTAGGAAAGACGGCTAAGCGCACATTTTTGGCTATTGCCGGTATTGGTGCCCTAAAAAAATCAATCACCGCGTTTGCTGCTGAAGACAAGGCTGTAAGGCAATTAACAGTATCGTTAAACAATTTAGGTTTAGCCTACAACGTTCCAGCCTTAGAAGCGTTTATCAAGCAAACAGAATTAGCCACAGGCGTTTCGGGGGAACAATTACGCCCAGCCATACGTGATCTTGTAGCAACTACGTTAGATGCCGAGCAAGCAACCCAATTACTAAACACAGCACTTGATTTAGCAGCAGGCACGGGCGCAAGTCTGGATGCAACTGTTAACGCACTAACAAGAGCCTTTAACGGCAACTTTGCTTCACTAGGAAAAATCCAGACAAGATACACATCTGCCGAACTTGAAGCTATGGGTTTTGCTGAAGCAATAGCAACGCTTAATGCTGAGTTCAAAGGCACATCCGCTGCTGCTGCCGATTCGTATCAAGGCAAAATAGACAGGTTAGGCACAGCTCTAGATGATGCTGCCAAGATTATTGGTGAAGATGTTTTACAGGCTTTAGAAAAGTTAGCAGATGGCGATTTTGATAAAGTGTTATCTGGTATTGCCAATGCTGCCAACTTCTTAGGATCAGCTTTTAATTCATTAGCATTTAGTTTGGCTTACACGCGTGAGTTTTTAGGCACAGGAT